ACATCCGGTCTACAGTAGCGAGCCTGCATTCGACCGAACAGTTCGGAGCGATGGCGCAGGAGTTCATGGCGAATTTCGTTGATCGCACGATTCATTACTTTGTTGACCGCGATCTGCACCGGATGGTTGGCCCGGACCGGGTTTCGAGATCCCTGAATGATGTCGAAAACTTCAATGCTGCGATCTCCCGGCATTGTAATGAATCGTCCTTGATCATGCGAGGGTTTGCAAAGGATTGGTTGGGCAAGAACCATTTTCACGAGGGCAAGGAAATTACCGAGAAGTCCATCCGTGGGTTTGCAAGTTACACGGTTACCAAAATGCAGACGGAGCTCGATGTAAGAAAGGGAACGGCGTGAGAAGATTCCAGATAGAATGCGGCGGTCAAACCACCGGTGACAAAGATGCCATCGTGCTGGACGTTCACGGCGATGCCAAAAACGTCAATCTGCGCGTCGACTATATTACTCGCGGGATGCTCGGGAATGTTCCTGATTTGCTTGCCGATCTGCTGGAAATCGCCGCCTATGTGTTTTGCGCAGATCAGCGCGCTTCCCGGGGCTCGGACAAGTTGAAGGATTATGGCAATCATTGGCGTCGGGATCTTCATTTCAGTATCCCCGTGCGTTGCCCCGATGTCTGGTCAGATGCGCAAGTTCAGAAAGAACTGTGCGACACGCTCGGGTTTCTGTCCGATGATGCCTACACCTTTGAATTCACATTGTCGGAAAACCCAGCGGAAATCCAGGAACAGTATTTTCCCAACCTGATTGATGCAGCGCCAGTCGTGGATGAGGTGGCGCTGTTCTCGGGCGGGATCGATTCCTTTGCGGGCGCGGTGAATGATATCGTGCAAAACAATAAATCTCTGCTGCTTGTCGGTCATTCCGGAGCGACGAAAATCCGCAGCGTTCAGGATGCATTGATCAAGGAATTGAAGGACCGGGGCTGTCAAAGGCAGGTGTCTTTCGTACCCGTTTGCGTGTCCAACATTGGCGCGCGAACCGTGGAACACACGCAGCGCACCCGATCATTCCTGTTCGCATGCCTTGGGCTGGTCATTGCCTGTATGGCAGGAAAAGACCGGTTCACCTTTTACGAAAATGGTGTTGTCAGCATGAACCCGCCGGTATCCGGTGACATTGTGGGTGGGCGCGCAACCCGAACAACTCATCCTCGGGTTTTACGCGGCTTGGAACGTCTGTTTTCACTGATACTGGAGCGGGAAATCTCGATCGATACACCGCTGCAATGGATGACAAAGCCCGAAGTGGTTCAGCTGATCAAAGACGCCGGGATGTCAGACTTGTTACCGGTGACATGCAGTTGCACCAGAACGCATTCGCGAACAAAGGCCCAACCGCATTGTGGTGAATGTTCCCAGTGTATCGACCGCCGGTTTGCCGTGCTTGCCGCAGGCATGGAGAAATTTGAACCTACATCGACGTATTGTCTCGACTTGCTGACTTCTGATCGAACTGGCGACGAGAAGCTGCGGATGGCATTGAGCTATGTCGCGTTCTTCAATAAACTGAGGGGCGTTTCCCAAAACCGTTTTCTATCGGAGTATTCCGAGTTCGTTTCGGCCCTGGGCGAGTTTCCGGGTCTGACTGCGCAGGAGGCCGGAACCCGGCTGTTTGATATGTTCCAGCGACAAGCGGCATCGATTGATTCAGTCATGGTAGCGGCGCTCCGCGACAATGCCGAGGCATTGGTCAAAGGCGAAATTCTTCCGGGGTCTCTGCTTGCCTTGTCGAGAAACGTTGAAAACGTCGCCGTTCAACCGCCGTCGGACTATGACGCGCAGGCGAAAGAGTTCATGGATCGGCTCGGGGCGCCAATTCTTGAATTTGCTATTGATGATCAGAAGAAGCGCGTCCTTTTCCGCAACGGCCTGACGCTTGATGGAGTTGATTACAATATGGTTGAAAAGTTGTTGGCCGATTTCCGCGCAGCCAAGCGCCAAGCAGGGATGGCAGAGTGCATATCCGCACCAGATTTGTCCGACAGTCTGGGAAAGACCGAGCAATCAGTCCGTCAACAACGAACTCGCATAGGCAAGAAGCTTGCTTCCTTGGCCACGGATCTCGGTATTCCTCAGAACGAGGACAGCTTCATCGAAAATCTCCATGGCGTAGGCTATCGCTTGAACCCGAATCTGCGTGAAATTGACATCGCGGACATCAAGATAAAGGGACCGCCACCCACCCAGCCTTGAGATCAATGTCACAAACAAATTTGTACCATGTCACAATTGAACCGCACAGGCCCTGATTTTTCAGGGCCTTTTTCGTGCGGAATGTCACAAAGAAAATCGAGCTTGATTATATAAAGAAGCGGCCAAAACACTGAAATTAATGGGTAATTCCTAGCGTCAAAAGGCGCTAGGGCGAAACGCAACCATTAACTTCGTGGAGAGGCCCATGCCTATCAGACATTTCAACCAGATCGAGCTTGCGGCTCGATGGAACATTTCACCGCGCACGTTGGAGCGGTGGCGTTGGGCCGGTGAGGGCCCGCAATTCATCAAGCTTGGCGGTCGGGTCGTTTACCGGCTCGAGGATGTGGAGGCCTTCGAGGCCGAGCAGATCCGTCAGGCCACACCGAACGTGCACAGAAATTCTTCGGGCGCAATGGCGCGAGGGGAATGGACATGAACATTCCCAATCACATCACGCCCGAGACGTTCAAGCACATGCCCGTGGGTGAAATCGCGGCCTTGCCGGCAGCAGAGCTGGCGCGGTTGCAGCAGGAAACGACAAAGGCACTGCGCTCGGCCAAGATGGCCTGCAACTGGCTCGACGGCGCGCTTGCCCTGAAATACGCCAATCAGGCCGATGATCTGCGGCGGTCAGCGCAAAAAAACACCGGAACGGTTCGGTTTGCGGATGGCGAGATCACGGTCAAAACCGATCTGCCCAAGCGCATTGCCTGGGATCAGGCGCAACTGGCCCGGATGGTTGAGCGCATCCGCGCCGCAGGGGATGATCCCACCGAGATCATCGACATCAGCTACAAGGTTGCCGAGCGCAAATTCGCAGCCTGGCCCACCTCGATGCAGGAGGCGTTTCGCGATGCGCGCACTGTCCATCCCGGCAAGCTGAAAATCACCCTTCTGGATGAGGGGGTCTCGCAATGAGCCTCCCCATCATTAGCGCCGACCAGCGCCTGGCAGAAGCCCGCGGCATCAAAGGCTGCATATTCGGGAAATCCGGAATTGGCAAAACCAGCCTGCTCTGGACGCTCGATCCCGCCACAACCCTGTTCATGGATCTCGAAGCGGGTGATCTTGCCGTCGAAGGCTGGCAGGGCGACACCATCCGACCGCGCACCTGGGCCGAGTGCAGGGATTTCGCGGTCTTCATCGGTGGGCCGAACCCGGCCTTGCGTGATGATCAAACCTATGGTCCGGCGCATCACAAAGCTGTTTGCGAGCAGTTTGGCGATCCAGCGGCGCTCGGGAAATACGAGACCATCTTCATCGACTCGATCACGGTTGCGGGTCGGCTGTGTTTCGGGTGGTGCAAGGGCCAACCCGAGGCGATGTCGGAAAAGACCGGCAAGCCGGATGTGCGCGGGGCTTACGGGTTGCATGGCCGCGAGATGATCGGTTGGTTGACCCATCTTCAGCATACACGGGCCAAAAATATCTGGTTCGTCGGCATCCTTGACGAGAAGCTTGATGACTTCAATCGCAAGGTGTTTTCGCCGCAAATTGACGGCTCCAAGACCGGTCTGGAACTGCCCGGCATCGTGGACGAGGTCATCACGATAGCCGAACTCGCGGGGGACGACGGTGAGCCATATCGCGCCTTCGTTTGCCAGACCATCAATCCGTGGGGCTTTCCCGCCAAAGATCGCTCGGGTCGCCTCGCGCAAGTCGAGGAGCCGCATCTCGGCCGCCTGATGGAAAAGATCCGAACGCCCGGTGCGCCTGCACTGGATCGGCTGACCTTCGACCAGGCCCAATCCCCTGAATCGGCCAACACGGCTGATCAAACCACATCCCCTAACTGAACGAAAAGGAGGGTCCCGACATGGGTTCCTGGAATGATTTTAACGACGCTAAGACCAATATCAACCTGATCCCCAAGGGCACGCTGGTCAAGGTGCGCCTGACCATCCGCCCCGGCGGGTTTGATGACCCATCACAAGGTTGGACCGGCGGCTATGCCACACGCGGCTCCACCGGCGCGGTCTATCTCAATGGTGAATTCACCGTGACCGAGGGCGAATACGCGCGGCGTAAGATCTTTACGCTGATCGGGCTTTACAGCCCCAAAGGGCCGGACTGGACCAACATGGGGCGCAGCTTTGTGCGCGGCATGCTTAACTCGGCGCGCGGGATTTCCGACAAGGATATGTCGCCCGAAGCGCAGGCGGCGCGGCGGATTGGCGGCTTTGCCGATCTCGACGGGATCGAGTTTATCGCCCGCATGGATGTGGGTACCGATGCCAACGGGGACGACAAGAACGAAATCCGTTCTGCGGTGACGCCTGACCACAAGGATTACGCGGCAATCATGGGCACCGTGCCACCGGCGCAGCCTCCGCTTTCGCAGGGTCAGCAATCCCAGAATCCGCAGGGCGCACAGCCATCGCAGGGCACACAGGCACCGTCGGCCACCGGCCGTCCGTCCTGGGCACAATAGGAGGACCTGCGCATGTTACTCCGCCCCCGCCAGAAACTCTTTGTCGAGCGCAGCCTTGGCGCGCTCGATGAACACGGCAACACGCTTGGTGTCGCGCCAACCGGTGCCGGGAAAACCATAATGCTGTCCGCAGTGGCCGGAAACATGGTCGGTGACAGCGATGCCAAGGCCTGCGTGCTGGCGCATCGGGATGAATTGACCGAACAGAACCGTGGCAAATTCACTCGCGTTAATCCCGGGATTTCCACCTCGGTTGTCGATGCGCGGCAGAAATCATGGCGGGGTCAGGTGACCTTCGCCATGGTGCCGACGCTGGCCCGCGCCGCCAATCTCGACACGCTGCCCGCGCTCGACCTGCTGGTGATCGACGAGGCGCATCACGCGGCCGCCGACAGCTACCGGCGCATCATCGACAAGGCGCTGGATCGCAATCCCGACTGCCGGATATTCGGGGTCACGGCCACGCCGAACCGGGGCGACAAGAAGGGGCTGCGGCCGGTTTTCTCCAATGTCTCTGACCAGATCCGCATTGGCGAGCTGATCGCCGCTGGTCATCTGGTGTCGCCGCGCACCTTCGTTGTCGATGTTGGCGTGCAGGACGATCTGGGCCGCGTGCGCAAAACGGTGGCGGATTTCGACATGGGCGAGGTCGATGCGATCATGAACCGCGCGCCCATCACCGATGCCGTGATCGAACATTGGCGCGAAAAGGCTGGCGATCGGCAAACCGTCGTCTTCTGCTCAACCGTCGATCACGCCCGCAATGTTGCCGAGGCATTCAACGCCGCCGGGGTGCCGGCAGGCCTGATTTATGGCGATATGGGCGGGTTTGAGCGCAAGTCGGTGCTGGCGGATTACAGCGTGGGCAAATTGCGGGTGGTGGTCAACGTCGCTGTCCTCACCGAGGGATGGGACCATCCGCCCACCTCCTGCGTCGTACTGCTGCGGCCCAGTTCCTACAAGTCCACCATGATGCAGATGGTCGGGCGAGGCTTGCGAGTTGTCGATCTGGCCAAGCATCCGGGCGTTGTAAAAACCGATTGCATCGTGCTGGATTTTGGCACGTCCACGCTGCTGCACGGCTCGCTGGAACAGGATGTCGATCTCGATGGCCGCGAGGGCAGCGGCGAAGCGCCAACCAAGGAATGCCCCGATTGCGAGGCGACGGTGCCGCTGGCAGTGATGGAATGCCCGCTTTGCGGCCATCTCTGGGAACGTAACGAGACTGACGGCGCATCGGAGCTGTCTGAATTTGTCATGTCCGAGATCGACCTGTTGAAGCGCTCCAGTTTCCGCTGGTGTGACCTGTTCGGCGATGACGCGGCCCTTATTGCCAACGGATTTGTTGCCTGGGGTGGCGTGTTCTTCCTCAATGGCCGCTGGTACGGGATTGGCGGTCGACAGAAAGAACAGCCCCGATTGCTGGCCGTGGGGGAACGCACGGTTTGCCTCGCTGCCGCCGATGACTGGCTGAACACCCACGAGAGTGATGAGAGCGCCCACAAGACCCGGCGCTGGCTGACCCAGCCGCCGACGCAAAAGCAGCTGCAATATCTGCCTGCCGAGTACCGGCAGGATTTCGGGTTGACGCGGTATCAGGCCTCGGCGCTCTTGTCCTTCCGCTTCAACCGCAACGCCATCCGCGCGCTGGTGTTCGGGGCAGATAATGCTGCCGATGCAATCGGGAGGGCGGCATGATCAATGGCGTTATTCCCAACAACAACCGACCGGCAACGTTTATGGCATCCGCGTGGCTCGCTCTGTGCAGTCTGCCGGCAACCCACCCGTGGTTTTGGTTGGCGCGATCCCCATCAGCGGAAACGCTCCCGCTCGTCGCATTGGTTCTGTTCGATGGCCTGTCAGGGATTTTGGGCGGCACGAGCACGGGGGCATGCATGCATGGTTGATCTCACCGAAGAAGAACGCGCCGCCATTGCCGCCACCATGCAACGCGTCGCCCTGCTGATGGAGGAAATCGGCTGGCAGTCAAAGCTGGCAGATCTCACGGAACTCCAAGTCCGCGCCCTGATCGAAGAGGCTGTCGAGGGGTTCCGCGAGGCCATGGCCGACATCGCGAAATCGCAAGCATCGGAGATTCCATTTTGACACTGGACTTCAACCACAGGCCGTCCATGGCTGAGCACATCAACGATCTGGTTGATGCGGCGCTGATTGCCGAGCGGGATGCAGAAATTCCCCGAACCTACCTCGGGGCATCCCGCCTCGGCGTGGCCTGCGAACGGGCGCTACAATTCGAGTTTGCGCAAGCGTCAAAAGATGAGGGTAGCGATTTCAGCGGCCAGGTTCTGCGGATATTCGCCATCGGTCATATGCTTGAGGATCTGGCCATTCGCTGGTTGCGCGCCGCCGGCATCGATCTCGTCACGCAAAAAGCCGATGGCAGCCAGTTCGGCTTCTCGGTCGCGGGCGGCCGAATTCGTGGCCACGTCGATGGCATCATTAACGGGTCGCCCGCCGCGCTTGGGTTGCGCACACCTGCGCTTTGGGAGTGCAAGACCATGAACGCCAAAAACTGGCGCGCCTGCGTCAAGGACGGGGTCGCCATTTCCAAGCCGGTCTATGCCGCCCAGATCGCGATCTATCAGGCCTATATGGAATCGGTGGTGTCGGGGATTTCCCAAGCCCCGGCGCTGTTCACCGCCATCAACAAGGACACGGCCGAGCTTTATCACGAATTTGTCCCATTCGATTCCGCACTGGCGCAGCGCATGTCAGACCGCGGCGTGCGCATCCTGCAGGCCACAGATGCGGACGACCTGCTGCCCCGCGTCGCCCAATCCCGCGATTTCTTCGAATGCCGCTTCTGCTCTTACGCGGACCGCTGCTGGGGGCTGCCTACATGAGCGACGACAACATCATTCAGTTCAATCCGTGGACAGATTTCAACGACGCGGCCCTCGCAGGGCACGATGCCCTCGTAGGGCACGCTGCCCCGCTCGATGATCCGTTCGGGGTGGAGCCGGACGGGGTGGAGCCGGACGGGGCACAGATCGGAACCTTCCTTGATGTGGTGTTCGGCTATTGCGAGGGTCTGATCCCCGTACGCGGTTTTGTCGACAAGGGCCAGGGCAAGGGCAAGGATGGCAGTCCGCACCGTTCGCAACGGCCGCATAATATCTGGATCGACGCGGACGAAACGGCGCCCGGAAAGCTCGCGACATTTGCCACATGGGCTGCGCGCGAGGGCGCGGCGGTTTATGTGATCCCGGGTACCGTTGCCGAACCGGGTCAGGCCAGTTCGGCCGATGTCCTGCAAATGCAGGCAATCATCGTAGACCTTGATACCGGCGACATTCCGGCCAAGCTTGACCATCTGGTCCAGCATCTCGGCCAGCCCACACTGATTATCGAGAGCGGCGGGCGCACGCCGGACGGAGCGACCAAACTGCATGTCTGGTGGAAACTGACCGAACCGGCCGAAGGCGAGGATCTGGCGCGGCTCTGCCAATTGCGCGGTGAGATTGCCATCAAGGTTGGCGGTGACACCCATTTCCGTTCGGCGCACCAGCCGATCCGGGTGGCAGGCAGTGTCTATCACAAACATGGCTTTCAACGCGTGGTGCAGATCCGGCAACACAATGAGATCGAGGTGGATCTCGCGGATTTCGGCGAACGGGTCGGTGAGATGCCGACAATCCCCGGCATTGGGATGGCCCCCACGCCTGAAACGCCTGATAAACCTGCCCTCGGTTCGGTCCTGACCAACCCCGTGCACGAGGGCGGTGCTGACGACTGGACCCGGTTCGAGGGCGCTTCCGCCGCCATCGGGCATTTCATCCGCATGGTGCATGAGGGTCGTATGTCGCCTGATGAAGGCTGGCAGGGAATTTGTGGTTACAATGCCGCCATGCTGCGGCCAAGCTGGCCCCCGGCGCGGCTGAAAACAGAGGCCGATCGGCTCTGGGCCAAACATGTGGAAAAGAACGGGCCGCCCCTGCTGCGCGCTGAGAGTGTTGTCCATGCACCGGAAATGTCCGCCTTCACCCTCGGCGAATTGCTCGACGACACCACGCCGATGCCCGACGATATCATTGCACCCCGAGTGCTGACGCCCGGCGGGTTGCTGGTGCTCGGCGGCGCACCCAAGGTCGGCAAAAGCGATTTCCTGATCTCATGGCTCGTCCACATGGCAGCCGGTGTTCCGTTCCTCCGTTGCGAACGGTGCGACGGCTTCACCCCGCCACGCCCTTTGCGGGTGTTCTATCTGCAGGCCGAGATCCAGTATCACTACCTGCGCGAGCGGCTGAAGCAGATCGTCCTGCCGCCCGATGTGATTGCCGCCGCGCGCGACACCTTCGTGGCCACGCCCAAGTTGAAACTGCTGCTGGACGAGCAAGGCACTGCGCTGGCCGCCGATGCAGTCCAGCAGGCATTTCCCAACGATCCCGTTGATATCCTCTGCATCGATCCAATCCGCAATGTCTTTGATGGCGGGCCCGACGGCGGCGGTGAAAACGACAACGGTGCCATGATGTTTTTCCTGCGCGATCGTGTCGAGGTTTTGCGCGAGGCCGTGAACCCCGATTGCGGCGTGATCCTGGTTCACCATACCAAGAAACTCGGCAAGAACCAGGTCAAGGAGGATCCGTTTCTGGCCCTGTCCGGCGCCAGTTCGCTGCGCGGGTTTTACACCTCGGGCATCATCATGCACCGCCCCGATGAGGAAGCCAGTGAGCGGAAACTGGAAATCGAGCTGCGCAACGGACCGGCGCTGCCGTCAAAGCTGATCGACAAGATCAAAGGCCAATGGGTCGAGTTGAACCCGATGAACGAGCGGCTTGTGCGCAAGGACGTGGGTGCGAAACACGACGCTGAGCGAGTGCGAAAAGGCGATGTGATACTGCAGATGGTCGCCGAGCAGGCCGCGCGCGGAAAGATGTTCACCCCCACCCAGTTCGCCGCGAAGTTTGAGAACAAGGGTAGTCTTGGCGGGCAAACCAGCATCCGGGAACGGCTGCGGGTTTTGGCGACCAAGGGACAGGTGAAGTTCCTGCGCGGCAAGAAAGCCACCGAAATCGGCCTCAAGAAAAACCAGTCCAAATTCGGCTATCTCTGCGTCAGGGACATGCTGCTGAACACGGGTCAGGACGTGGTTGATCTCGAAACAGGCGAAGTGTCCCCCGGTTTTATCAGGGTGCTGCCAAGCGATTTCATGTGCGAGGAAACCGGCTCCCTGACACCTGTCGAAGATCCAGAAACATGGGTCGAGCACGGGGAGGGTACCCCATGAAAATCACCCCCGGATTCCCCCGTTTTCAAAACACGGATTGTCCGTGTTTTGACCAAAACACAGGTTGTGTTTTGAACATCCGTGTTTTGTGTTTTGGAATTACACCTTTGAAATCAACGGCTTGCGTCAAAACACAAAACACAAATCACACCTCGGGGAAAACCAATCCGTGTTTTGAAATTCTACCTTTAATTTCAACAGGTTACGTCAAAACACAAAACACGGATTTCCTTACCCTAAGGGGTAGGTGTCCTCCCCGCTACAGGCGGGAGAGACACCACCTACCCCGGGGCAGGCTTGTTAGCCCCAACCTTTCACCCCGAGCAGTTCAAACGACAGGAGACCACCTCATGAACACCATCGATCCGAACCTTTGCAAGCCCGACCCGGCGCTAACCACTCCAGCCCCAACCCTCGGAGCCATCCTTGCCCTCGACCTTGGCACCACCTCTGGCTGGGCCATGCGCGGGCATGACGGGTTGATCACCAGCGGGACCACATCGTTTCGCCCGAGGCGCTTTGATGGCGGGGGCATGCGTTACCTGAGGTTCGTAAACTGGCTGACCGAGTTGGACCAACTCGCAGGGCCGATCGCAACCATCTGGTTCGAGGAGGTCCGCCGCCACGCGGGCACCGACGCCGCGCATGTCTATGGCGGGCTGATGGCCACGCTGACCGCCTGGGCGGAAATGCGGGGCGTGCCCTATCAGGGGGTGCCGGTTGGCACGATCAAAAAACACGCCACGGGCAAGGGCAATGCCAGCAAAGCCATGATGATCGAAGCTGCTCGGGCCAAGGGTTACAGCCCGGCGGATGACAACGAGGCCGACGCTATCGCCATCCTGCACTGGGCGCTGGAAACGAAGGGAGGCATGGCATGAACGGCATGAGGTTTACCCCGAGGGGCTATGGCGGGCACCGCCGCACGCCCGATCAGGTCAAGCGCGAGGGATGGAAGGAACAGGGTGTGCTGGCTGTAGCGATCGACGATGACCGGCTGACATGGCCGGAACGGAAGCTGGTGCGCCAACTGGGCGAGAAACTCTATGGCAAACGCCCGCAGGACGGGGAGACGCCGCGATGAATGACTGGACCCCGAGCCTGGTTGAGGCCCGCCTTGCCGAGGCCGCCTTTGTTCTCAAACGCCTGCCCGAACCGCGCCAGCAGGGGTACTTCAACGCCTGGCCGGAATACTTCCACAGCTTTGCCGATCAGGTTGGACAGGAACCCAAGCCCATGCGGGTGTTGCCCTCGCCGCGGGCAATCAGCCGGATGGAGGAAACCCTGGCCTGGACCGCGTGTCTCGTGCCGTCGGATGGCAAGATCGTCTGGATGAAAGCCCACGGGCAGCGCTGGAAAACCATCTGCTGGACCGTCGGGTTGCAGCGCTCGGCCGCCCATCAGCATTGGGTTTACGGGCTTTGTGTGATCGCGCTCACTCTGAATAAACGTCGGTTCAATCGCAAGCTTTCGAAGCGGCGCATAATAGAACTGGCGGGTGCGTCGCAGTTCTGATGGCTGGATAGAATTGTGTCCGGCGGACACTTTTCGCTGGGACAAAAGTGACCTCATAAGGTTATATTCTGGATATACTCGGGAGAGGAACGCGCAGAGATGCTAGCGCAGGAAAAGTGCCCGCTTTGAGCACCCCAATGATTTGTACGGGTCCCTTCCTGTGCAAAACGTATACGGGGGGGCTAGGCGCGCAAGTTCTCTAGCGACAGGGTGATTTTTTTGGGAAGCCACCCGGAGTCCAGTTGCGCGATCACCCTTAGAATTAATCAATAAAACAAAGCGTTAGCCGCCCGTTTCAGGTGGTTTCCAAGTGGACCCCTCGGGGTCCAGAAAATCCAGTTGGAATCCGGTAGCGGAGTCCACCCGCCGGAATCCACCGGCAGCATTCAGAGATCACAGAAAACCGATATGACCCTCAGCTTCGCCCCTGACGCGATCGAGCAATGGCCGCTCGACCGCCTGAAACCCTATGCCAAAAATGCCAAGATGCACGGCACGGATCAGGTGGCAAAGATTGCCGCCAGCATGGCCGAGTTCGGCTGGACCGTGCCTTGCCTTGTCGCCGATGATGGCGAGCTGATCGCGGGTCATGGCCGGGTGCTGGCCGCCGAAATGCTCGGTCTGACCGAGGTGCCGGTGATCGTGCTCGGGCATCTTACGGACGAGCAACGCCGCGCCTACCGGATCGCCGACAATAAACTGACGGAATTGGGCGAGTGGAACGAGGCGATCCTGTCCGAGGAACTGCAATTGCTGGCCTCCGAGGATTTTGACCTGTCACTGATCGGGTTTGATGACGGTGAACTGGACGCCCTGCTGTCCGGCTTGGATGGGGAAACCGACACTGAAGGCGAGGATGACCTTCCCGAACCTCCGGAAGACCCAGTCAGCCGACCGGGGGACCTCTGGGTTCTGGGGAACCATCGCCTGCTTTGCGGTGATGCCACCGTGGCCACCGATGTTGAGCGGGTGCTTGGCATGATAAAACCGCTGTTGATGGTCACAGATCCACCCTACGGTGTGGAATACGATCCGGCTTGGCGCAATAAAACCGGGGCATCGGCCACCAAACGCACCGGCAAGGTGCTGAACGATGATCGGGCCGATTGGCGCGAGGCATGGAGTTTGTTCCCGGGGGATGTGGCCTACGTCTGGCACGGCGCACTGCATGCAGCCACCGTGGCCGAAAGCCTCGAGGCGGCGGGGTTTAATGTTCGTTCGCAGATCATCTGGGCCAAGGACCGCCTGGTGTTGAGCCGTGGCGATTATCACTGGCAGCATGAGCCATGCTGGTATGCCGTGAAAAAGACCGGCAAGGGCTATTGGGCCGGGGATCGCAAGCAAACCACGCTCTGGCAGATTGCCAACAAGGATCAGGATGCTGACACGGTGCACGGCACGCAAAAGCCGGTGGAATGCATGCGTCGCCCGATCTTGAATAATTCCAGCCCCGGTCAGGCGATCTACGAGCCGTTCATGGGTTCAGGAACCACGCTGATCGCAGCGGAAACCACCGGGCGCGTTTGCCTCGGGATCGAGTTGAACCCGGCCTACATCGATGTAGCCGTCGAGCGCTGGCAGCAGTTCACTGGTCAGGATGCGGTGCTGGATGGCACGGATCAGACTTTCACCGATCTGGCAGATAACCCGCGCTGAGACCCGTGAATGAGTTGGCTTTACATCCCTCCGGAAACGCTTTCGGAACAGCAGACCCGTTCTTCGGCCTCTCGCTCTGCGCCGGAGCAGGCGGGATCGACCTCGGCCTTACCATCGCATGCCCAGAATATCGCACTGTGTGTTACGTCGAGCGGGAAGCCTATGCTGCGGCCACCCTCGTGGCGCGGATGGAAGACGCGGCCCTGGATACAGCACCTGTCTGGGACGACGTTGGAACCTTCGATGGCCACCCATGGCGCGGAACGGTGGATATCCTCACTGGCGGCTATCCGTGTCAGCCTTTCAGCATTGCGGGCCAGCGCAAGGGCGTGGAAGATCCCCGCCATCTATGGCCGCATTTCGCGCGGATCATTGGGGAGTGCCAACCCGAATGGGTGTTTCTGGAAAACGTCGCCAATCATCTCAACATCGGATATCGCGAGGTCAGAGGCGAGTTGGAAGGCTTGGGCTACGGCGTTACGGAAGGATTGTTTACGGCGGCAGAAGTCGGCGCGCCGCACAAGCGCCAGCGGCTGTTCATCCTCGCCAGACGAAACCAACTGGCCAACACCGCGGGCCAGTGCCAACGAGAACCGTCAGACCAAGCCGACGCCCTCGCAACTGGCCGGTACACACGGAATGAACCTTGCGACCAAGGCGGCGATGTGGCCGACACCCCAGACCGACAGTTTTCGCACACGGGGCGGTTCGCGCAGGAACGAAAATGGGCTGGACCGCATGGCGCGGGACTGGCCGACGCCGATGGCGAGCGACGGCTGCAAGCCGAGCGGCGGCAATCGGAGGTTGGCCGACCTGACCCATGTGGCGGCCATGTGGCCGACGCCACTGGCGCGGGACTGGAAGGGCACCAACAGCCCCGAGCATGTGAAACAGCAGCCACCGGCCCGCAATCACATGGATCAACTGGCAAACTTTGCCGTGTATTCCCGCCAGGCCCTGATGATCTCGGGGGATGGCGAGAGTATCTCGGATCAGCGCCGCAGCTTGAACCCAGCCTTCGTCGAGGCGCTGATGGGCTGGCCAATCGCGTGGACAGACTTCGGCTCTGTGGCAACGGCGTGGTCCCCTTGGTTGCAGCGCATGCGTTCCGAATTCTTGCGGCTCGGTTCGATGATGGATGACGGGGTGACGCAATGAAACAATCGCGCGCCATGTCGTTGGTGGAGGTCATCGCCAATGTCGTGGTTGGCTACGGTGTCGCCGTGGTCACCCAGATGCTGGTGTTTCCGCTGTTCGGCCTGCAGATGACGCTGGCCCAAAACCTGAAACTTGGCTTGATCTTCACTGTGGTGAGCATTGCCAGATCGTTCACGCTGCGGCGGGTATTCGAGGCGATCAGGGTTCGCATGGGGAAACCGAAAACCGCCGCCCAAAAAGGACGGCGGCAATAATGGATGATGCCGATCAGGAAGCGATTTTGTAAGTTCGACCGCGCCCCTCGACCTTTTCGGAAGTGATGGTCAGGCCCAGCCGCTTTTTCAGCGCGCCCGACATCGCGCCCCTTACGGTATGAGGCAGCCAATTCGTAGTCTTGGCAATCTCGGCAATCGTTGCACCTTCGGGGGCTTTTAACATTTCGATCAACATGGCCTGTTTTGTGCCCGCGCGAGGTTTCGGCTTGGCCGGATCGGGCTGCGCCGTAACCGGCTCAACCCCGATGGCCGTAAATCCTGCGCCGGTGATCACCAGCGTGGTGCCGTGACCATCTCCGGTCTTGCGCCAAGTGGGCTCGCCCTTGCGGAGGTCAGCCTCGACCTCGTCCAGAAAACCTTTCTGGATAAGGGGCACGATCACTTTGTTGGCCGCCCCGCCGCGCAGACGGTCCGGCAGCGGCAGGGCAATGCGGTCCTCCTGTTGCGATGCGCGCGACAGAATGAGAGTTTGGGTTTTGGTGAGCTTACTCATGCCTTTGCCTCCCATGCACTGAATTCGTCGGCCATGCCAAAGCTCTCTGCGGTGCTGCGCAGAAATCCGGGCGACTGGCGTTCACAGTCGGCGGCCATCTTGGCTTCCTCGGCGAAAACCTCGCGGGGCAAATGGTTGAGGGTGCCGTATTGCAAGCGCATGGAGGCCTCGACTCCGGCGGGGTTCAGGTCGGGCGCAATTTCATGAAGGAGTTTCTGGTAAAACATCGTTCGTCTCCGTAATTCGGGCGGCGACCATCGCGGCCCTTCTACCGCCTGAAGCCCCGCGCGTGGCGGGGCGGGCAGGAAGGGCCGTGAATTATTCGGCGTATTCGCCCTCCTGAAAGGCGCGGTCGCAAATCTCGCACAGGTTCTTTGAAATGTCGGCCAGATCACCCACATGTCCCCAGTGGATGTCGTCGGGGCTGGCTTCAAAATGCTCGTCGCTCAGCGCCTGCAGGCGGGCGAGCATGGTGTCGATCTCAGCCTTGCGGGCCATGAAGGCGGCAAGGGCTTTGTCGTTGGTCCGGGTCATCATTTTGCCTCCCGTGCGGCGGCGATGCCTGCGGCGTAGGCGGCCTCAAGGGCGGCTTGAATGCCCCAGACCGAAACCTCGTGAAAGTCGAGGCTGTCGCTTTTGCGCTCTTCCAGCGTCTCGATGAAGAGGTGTTCTTTGGCAATCCCGGCCATCAGGTCGGCGGGGGCGGTTTGGTTGGTTTTGCTTGTCATGGTCTGGCTCCTTTTCGTTGTAATCAGATTTGCTCTTATCGCGGGCCTAATCAACGATAATCGAAGCAATAACAGTGCTTTATACGAAAGGGTTTGATTGTATATGCAAGGCCTGAGCGAACGGAAATACGCCACCCATGCGGGCCTGTCGCGCGGCGCGATCCAGAAGGCCAAGGCGGCCGGTCGGCTGGTTTTGCATGCCGACGGTTCGATTGATGCGGCGGCCTCGGACCGGAAGCGCGCGGCGATGACGGATCCGTCAAAACAGCGCGGCATCGCAAGGGCAAAACTCAAACCGGTGCCCGATGCAGCGATTTCGGCCGTGGGCGAAACCCTGCGCGAACAGGGGCTGCAGGCTCCGGCTATCGGCGGCAACACTACTTTCCTGCAGGCCAAGACCGCCAACGAGGTGCTGAAAGCGCAGGAGCGGCGTTTGAAGCTGCAAAAGATGAAGGGTGAATTGGTCGACAAGACCCGCGCCAAGGCGTTGGTATTCCGGCTGGCCCGCGAGGAGCGGGATGCCTGGATCAACTGGCCCGCACGGGCTGCGGCGCTGATGGCGGCGGAATTGTCGGCGGCGCTGTCGGAAAACGGGCCGGACGTAACACTGGAGACAGGCCTGATGCAGAAAATCCTCGAGACCCATGTGCGCGCCCAGCTGGAAGAGCTCGGTGGGCATGTCCGGTTCGATCTCGCCTGAAACCGCATCTGGCATCGGGGAATTCGACGGACACGATGATCTGCTCAGGGTCTGGGCCGAGGGGCTTGAGCCCGACGCTGACCTGACAGTGTCGCAATGGGCCGACCAATACCGGATGCTGGCCTCCCGTGCTTCGGCCGAACCCGGGCGCTACCGCACCAGCCGCACGCCTTACATGCGCGAGATCATGGATGCGCTATCGCCCAATAATTCTGCCCAGCGGGTCGTGTTCATGAAGGCCGCCCAGGTTGGTGCGACGGAAGCCGGCAATAACATGATCGGGTTTGTGATCGCCCATGCCCCGGGTCCAATGCTGGCGGTGCAGCCGACCGTGGAACTGGCAAAGAGAAACTCGCGCCAACGCATTGATCCGCTGATCGAGGAAAGCGCCGTGCTCAAGGGCAAGGTCAAACCCTCCCGGTCGCGCGATGCGGGCAATACGATGCTGTCAAAGGAATTTGCCGGGGGCATTCTGATCATGACCGGGGCGAACTCAGCCGTTGGGCTGCGCTCGACCCCGGCGCGTTACATTTTTCTCGACGAGGTCGATGCCTATCCAGCCTCGGCCGACGAGGAAGGCGATCCGGTATCTCTGGCCGAGGCGCGATCCTTGACGTTTGCACATCGGCGCAAGGTGTTTCTGGTGTCAACGCCAACGGTCAAAGGGGTGAGCCGGATCGAACGGGAATTTGAAGCCTCGGACCAGAGGCGGTATTTTGTACCGTGCCCGCATTGCGGCGCGCGGCAATGGCTGAAGTTTGAACGGCTGCGCTGGAAGAAAGGCCAGCCTGAAACCGCCACATATCATTGTGAGACCTGCGAAGAACCGATTGCCGAGCATCACAAGACGGCGATGCTGGAAGCCGGAGAATGGCGGGCGACGGCAGAAAGTGCTGACCCGACCACGGTTGGGTATCACCTCTCGGCACTCTATTCGCCGGTTGGTTGGCTGAGTTGGGAGCGGATCGCACGCAGCTGGGAGGCAGCCCAAGGATCTGACGATGCCATTCGCGCCTTCAAGAACACCATCCTCGGCGAAACCTGGGTGGAGAGCGGCGAAGCCCCGGATTGGCAGAGGCTGCTGGATAGGAAAGAAGACTGGGCCGCAGGCACTGTGCCCGCAAACGCTCTGTTCCTGACGGCGGGCGCTGATGTTCAAAAAGACCGGATCGAGGTCGACGTCTGGGCCTGGGGACGCGGGCTGGAAAGCTGGCTGATCGACCACATCGTCATTGAGGGCGGTCCGGGCTCGGAGGCTTGCTGGAATGGCCTCACCGAATTGCTGGGAAGGACATGGAGTCATGCCAATGGCAGCCAGATGAATATCGCGCGACTGGCCGTTGATACCGGCTACGAAACCCCCGCCGTTTATGGCTGGGCGCGCAAGGTCGGGTTTGGGCAGGTGGCACCGGTCAAGGGGGTGGAAGGGTTCAACCGCGCCAGCCCTGTCTCGGGGCCGACTTTTGTGGACGCCACCATTGCGGGCAAACGCCTGCGCCGTGGCGCACGGCTGTGGACGGTGGCGGTGTCGACGTTCAAATCCGAGACCTATCGGTTCTTGCGGCTCGAACGGCCGACGCCCGAGGAAATGGCCGTTGGAGCATTGTTCCCGTCTGGAACATTGCACCTGCCATCATGGATTGATTCTGAATGGCTGAAGCAGCTGGTCGCCGAGCAATTGGTGACGGTGCGCAACAAGCGCGGGTTCGCGCGGCTCGAATGGCAGAAACTGCGCGAACGCAACGAGGCGCTCGATTGCCGGGTCTATGCCCGCGCGGCCGCATGGATCCTCGGAGCCGATCGCTGGTCGGACAAACAATGGGATGAGCTGGAGCGGCAGGTTGCGGCTCCTGGTGCCGAGGTCGGCACAGGCACGGAGAAAGCCGCGCGGCAAAGCCGCAGTGGTCGCACCACCCGCCCCGCAAACCAGCGCCGTTCCGTGCGCTCGAATTATATGAGGTGAATGTGGCCACACTGGCAGAACTGCAAACCCGCCGCGAGGCGCTGGCGACATCACGCGCCAGCGGTGTGGCCCGGGTCAGCTATGACGGCAAAACGGTGGAGTATCGAAGCCTCGCGGAAATCGACCGCGCCATCGATGTGCTGGATCGCGAGATTGCCAGCCTCGAGGGCCGCAGGGTGATCCGGCAGGTGCGGGTGACCACAAGCAAGGGATTGTAATGGGTTTGTTCAACGCGTTTCGCCGCCAACCCACCGGCGGCCCTAGCGGCGTGCGCGCCCGTCTCGAAGGGGCGATGTCACGCCGTCGCCTGCGCGGCTGGCAACCGCCTTTGGAAAACATCAACTCGCTGGTGGCCTCTGGCGGGCCACGCTTGTTGGCACGCTCGCGCGAACTGGTCGTCACCAACGGCTATGCCGCCAATGCCTGCGAGGCTTACGCCGCCAATCTGGTCGGCGACGGCATCAAACCCTCGTCCCTGATCGAGGACGGGGAACTACGGGACCGGGTTCAACGCCTGTGGCTGGCCTGGACTGATCAGGCTGATGCCGACGGGCTGACGGATTTCTACGGGCTGCAGGCTATGATTGCGCGGGAGATGTTCGTGGCTGGCGAATGCTTCGTGCGCATCCGGCCGAGACGTGCTGAGGACGGGTTGCTGGTGCCGATGCAGTTGCAATTGCTGCAATCGGAAATGCTCCCCTTCGAGAAAACCGAAACCGCCCCCAACGGCAACCGTATCCGCTGCGGCATCGAGTTCGATCTGATCGGGCGGCGCGTCGCCTATCATTTCCGCCGCCGCCATCCCGGCGACAGCACGGACCGGCGGGACGTCATTCCGGACACAACGAGGGTGCCTGCCGAGGACGTCCTGCACATCTACCGCCCCATAGACGCGGGGCAAATACGCGGCCTGCCGCATGTCGCACCTGCGATGGTGCGGCTGTTTCTGCTCGATCAATACGATGACGCCGAGCTCGACCGCAAGAAAACCGCGGCGATGTTTGCAGGCTTCATCACCAAGAATGCGCCCGAAGAAGCCTTGATGGGTGAAGTGGAAGATACCGGCGAGGGCATCGGTATTGCCAGTCTGGAACCCGGCACCTTGCAGGTTCTGCTGCCCGGCGAGGACATCAAGTTTTCGAGCCCGGCCGATGTGGGTGGCGGCTATGAGGCGTTTCAATATCGTACCTTGCTGGCGATCTCGGCATCCCTTGGCTTGCCCTATCACCTGGTCACCGGCGACGTGCGCCAGGCGAATTACTCGAGCCTGCGCGCCGAGCTTGTCGAGTTCCGCCGCCGCATCGGCCAGCTTCAGCATGGCGTCATGGCGCACCAGTTCTGTCGGCCGGTATGGCAACGCTGGCTGGAGGCGGCGGCGCTGTCGGGCGCACTCGATCTGCCGGACATGGCCAGGGCCAAACCGGTGCACTGGATCCCGCCACGTTGGGATTGGGTCGATCCGCTCAAAGACATTCAGGCGCAATTGCTCGGGATCGAAGCCGGGCTGATGTCGCGCAGGAAGGCGGTCGAGGCCACCGGTTACGACATCGAGGAAATCGATCGCGAGAATGCGGCGGATGCCAAGCGCGCTGCTGCTCTGGGCCTGCATTACAGCACCAGCCCCGGCGAGGTCCAGGGCGCTCGGGCCACGCCCGTGAAACC